TATATAGATTTTGAACATTTTTATAGCCCTGCTGATGGTACAATTCTATACCAAAAATTTATTACAGATCCATCAGAACCTGTAGTTGAAATTAAAGGTATGAACTACACACTTCAGGATGTTATAGGTGATAAAGATTATAACGTACCTAGTTTAGTTATAGGTATTTTTATGTCGTTCTACGACGTTCACATTAATCGCATACCATATGGGGGAGTATTAACGTATAAGCCGTTAGACCCAATTGAAAGCACAAATAAACCCATGTTAGCGGTTGAAAAAGACATTCTTAATGCTGCAATTAATCCTAATAATATGGATTATTTAAAGTTTAATGAAAGAATGTACAACAAAATTTATGTTCCATCTTTAGATTATTCGTATCATTTAGTACAAATCGCAGATGAGGATGTAAATGTTATAGCTCCTTTTACAAACAAACAATATGATGTGTTTGCCCAAAATGAAAGATTCTCATTAATTAGATGGGGGTCTCAAGTTGATTTAGTTCTACCTTTGGATGAACGTTTTGACTTTGAATTAGTTTTAGAAGATACAATGCACGTAAATGCTGGTTTAGATAAGCTAGTAAAAATAAATTTTAAAAATGGATACAACATCTAACGAAGATATTTTCAAAGAAAAACGTAAACCAAAAAACCCTATAAAATTTAAAATAGAATTAAACCAAGAACAAAAAGAAGCCAAAGCAAAAATACTTCAAAATACAGTTACATTACTAGCTGGAGCAGCCGGTTCAGGTAAAACATTGTTAGCGTGTCAAATAGCTCTCGAAAAATTATTTATGAGAGAGATAGATAAAATTATCATTACACGCCCAACAGTTTCAAAAGAAGAAATAGGTTTTTTACCAGGAGATCTAAGAGAAAAAATGGACCCCTGGATTCAACCAATTTACCAAAACATGTATGCTTTATATGATAAAACTAAAGTCGAAAAACTTATTGAAGAAGGATCTCTTGAAATTGTACCCCTATCTTTTATGCGTGGTAGGACTTTTCTTGACAGCGTTGTTATTGTAGACGAAGCCCAAAACGTAACTCACGAACAAATGGAAATGATTGTAACACGTATTGGTTTACGATCTAAAATGATTATTTGTGGAGACGATATTCAAGTAGACCTTAAAAATAAAAAAGATTCTGGGTTTAGATTCTTATATAAAGGAGCTAGAAAAATTAAAAATTTAGAGGCTATTACTTTAAAGCAAAACCATAGAGATCCTATTGTTGAAGATTTAATTAATTACTACGAAGAGGCTAAAGAAATAGGTGTACAAATAGGCACATCAGGAACTTCAAGAAAATAGTTTGATTCATTGTCTTTTTGATATTTATAACAAAAAGGCAGAATGAATATCCCTATATATAGTGGCTCCTCGGATTTTTCACAATCATTATATTTATACACTTCTCAATCCAGTGTATATCCTTCTCCTACCCCTTTTGGGTTCTATGATAATGACGTGCAATTCCAAAACGACGCAAACAGCGTTACAAACTTCTGTGCTAGAAGATTAGGATGGCCTATTGAAAACGTAGAATTACAAGATTTAAACTTCTGGACTGCATTTGAAATGGCAGTTACAGTTTATGGTAATGAACTCTATGCTTATTTAGTTAGAGAAAATCTTGTAAATTTCGAAGGAATGACCTTAGAAGAAGCACCGGACACTTTTCAAAATGCTAGTATTACTCCAAACTATAGTAATATTATTAGGGTTTCTGAACAATATGGTGCTGAAGCTGGAACTGGTGGTAATGTAACTTGGTATAGTGGATCTGTTATTTTAACAGCTAGTGTACAAGAATATGATTTAAATCAATGGGCTGAAGATCAAGGCATTTCTGGTAGTGAACTTGAAATTAAAAGAGTATTTTATCAAGGTGTTCCTGCTTCTGCAGACTATTATTACGGAGGTGGTATTGGTTTAGGTGCTGGTTGGGGTGCTTTCTTTGGTGGATTAGGTGGTGTAGCAGGTTATGGAGCTGGCTCAAATTTCTTTGTAACACCTCTATCATATAACGTAGCTGCAATCCAAGAAGTAGAACTTGGAAATGATATTCTATTCTCAGCTTATAGCTTTGAACTTATTAATAATAAACTTAAAGTATTCCCAGTACCTACTGAAGCCGATAATGGTGTAAATTTCTGGTTTGAATATATTATTAAAAGTGAAAGATATTTAGATTCTATACAAACTGGTAGTGGAGAATCAGGTTCAGGATATATTACAAATGTATCTAATATGCCTTATAACAATCCAGTTTATTCTCAAATAAATTCTATAGGTCGTTCATGGATATTTGAATACACTTTAGCTCAAGCTAAAGAAATGTTGGGATATGTAAGAAATAAATACTCTCAAATCCCCATCCCAGGAGCAGCTGTAACACTTAATGGTGGTGATTTAATTGCGGCCGCTAAAGATGAAAAAGATAAATTAATAGCTCGTTTAAGAGAATATTTTGACGAGACTTCTCGTAAAGCACGTCTTGAAAGAAGAAAAGATGAAGCAGAATTTGCTAAATCAGAATTACAAAATGTTCCAATGACAATTTACATAGGATAATGGCTTTATTTGGAGAAAAAAGAGATATAAGCATGTTTAGACACGTTAACCGCGAGTTAATGGGTAATATTATATCTCAACAAGCAGCTTTTTACAAATATAGACCTAGTCAAACCAATTCAAACATTTATGGGGAGGCTTCTCAAGAAAAATTTTATATAGGTCCTGTATTATTATATTGTATTATCGATATCCCCGAATCACAAAATCCCGTTAGTGATTTTGGTGTAGATTTTTCTTGGAAACCTATTTTCCAATTTTTAAGAGATGATTTACTTGAAAAATTTTATGATTTCAACAGAGATTATGATTTTGGGGATATTTATGGGGCAAATTATGTACCTCAACCTGGTGATATAATTTACTACCAAAATTCATACTACGAAGTAGATAGAGCTTGGGAAACTCAATATTTCCTAGGTAAAAACCCAGATTACCCTAATGATACCCAACCCCCAGGATTCAACCCAGGTTTAGGTAATTTTGGTTACAATGTAGCAGTAGCTTGTCAAACTCACTATGTACCTGCTGATAAAGTAAGTATAACTTTAGAAAGAATGTAATGCCCGAGAGTAGAAAACCAATTCCAAAAACACAACAGCAGCTTAGTAATGAGTATGCGGGGCAAAATGCTATTTTAGGTGATCCTAATTTAGCAAATCCTAATTTTAATGGGCCTAACAGATCACTTCAACAAAGTTGGGAAGGTGATACTGTAAAACCATTTACTGTAGGTTTACAAGATATAGATGAATCTATTCTTTATTATTTTCAAAATATTATTAAACCTTTTGTAATACAAAATGGTCAAAGAATTGAAGTTCCTGTAATTTATGGTTCTCCTGAAAAATGGAAATCAATGTTAAAGGATGGTTATCTAAAGGATAAAAATGGTGCTATTATGGCACCTATGATAATGTTTAAAAGAAATAACATTATCAAAAATAGAAGTATAGCAAATAAATTGGATGCAAATTATCCTAATTTATATGCTGTAATGAAGAAAAAATACGATACACGAAATTTTTATTCAAATTTTGGTGTACTAAATAACAGAATCCCAGAACAACAATTTTATGCTGTAACAGTTCCTGATTATGTAACTGTTAACTATTCTTGTGTAGTATACACTTACTATATGGAGCAGTTAAATAAAATTGTTGAAGCTATGGAGTATGCTTCAGATGCTTATTGGGGTAATCCTCAAAGATACCAATTCCAGGCTCGTATTGATCAATTTAATACAACTACTGAAATTAAAGAAAATGATGAAAGAGTAATTCGTGCTTCTTTTGACATAAAACTTTATGGTTATCTTATTCCGGATACAATCCAAAAAGATTTAGCTTCTTTAAAGAAGTTTAACAATAAATGTAAAATTACCTTCTCTCTTGAAACAGACGTTGCTCCTGAGGTATTTATACCGGGTACAGTTGTTAACGATTTGGGGACAAACGAAATAGTTAACCCTGAAACAGCAGATGGTGCTAAAGACCCAAGAGATTTATTCAGCGATTTAAGATATGGCCAGTAACGTTAGATTTTTAGACCAAATATCAGTTGGAGCTTTCGCAGGAGGGCAACAAACAACTATTAATGCCGTAAATAAAAGATTTATTTTGGCTGGTGAAACTGTTACG